CGGCAAGCCCGTCCATTCCGATGGCTTCCGCCGCGGCATGACTGAGGTCGATGCATCGGCCGCGCACGAACGGACCTCGGTCGGAAATCCTGACCACGACGCTTTTGCCGTTGCTGATATTGGTCACTGTGACGCGAGTTCCGAAGGCGCGGGTTTTATGCGCAGCCGTGTACGGATTGGTCGCATAAGTGTTGAAGATCGAGCCATCGGCCGCGCGCTTGCCGTGATAGCCGTCCCCAATGCCGTATTGAGACGCGACGCAGGTCTCTGCAAGCGCCGGATGACCGCAAGTGCAAAGCAGCGCGATCGCGAAAAGACGCGTCATCAACACCTCAGGGTTAAAGAAAGATCACTTTCAGGCCGATATATTTCGCAAGCAGAAATTCAATTCTGGCTCCGGCGCTGCGGCGCCATCCTGGCAATAGCGCGATCGCCTCGGATTCGCACAATTGCGGGATCACATGGGCCATGATCGTGCTCAGGCTTCGACCTTCTTGATTGGCGGCGGCCGGGTTAAAGACATGATGCCCCTCGAGGCGAAGCTTTTGCGCGGCCGCGGCGAATGCTGTACGGTTGAAGTCGGCCATGTTGGTCATAGGCCCGGCCAAATACACCCTCATAATTTTTTGACCCAGTAGACCGAGCCCGGCGCGCCCCATGGCTGTTCCGGTTCGCAGAGATCAAACCCGCAAGCCAGAAAATTATTGCCGGAATGAACGTTGCCGGCGCCGCATTCAGAGACGAGATGCGTCCAGCCGAGCACCCTCGCCCGGTCCTCACGCAGTCGCAAGAATTGGCGTTGCAGCCCGCAACCCCGAGCCTGTGGCGACACATAAGCGCGCTTCAGATAGCCGACGCCAGGGAACGGCACGAACGGCACGAGGCCCGCGAACCCAACCGCCTCGCCTGATTTTTTGAAGGCGAGCCACCAAACGCCGTCGCGCAGATGGTGGAAATGCAGTTCTGGGAATATCTGCGGCTCAAGGCGGTTGAAGTAATGGATCTTGCGGGCGACGGTCGGATCGCGAGTGTCGACTTCGCGGATCTGGTGCATCATTCAGAGCCAGTTTTTCATCCAAGATAAAAGTTTCGGATTGTCGCGAAACAGAGAGACCAAACCAGACTCGAAGCCGGCGACGATCGCCTCTTCCCGTTCTTCCTTGTCACGCTTCATCTTCTCAAGGCCATGGTTGCCGAAGATGACGTGCAGGAGCTCATGGATAAGAATGCCGACGACATGGTTCGGGCTGGTCAGGTTAGCCGGCCATAGTCGCAGATAGTGGACCTCGAAATCAGCCTGGCCGCACAGCGCGCCGTCCTTGCCTTCCATCACTATGACCGACCAGTCATAAGGACCGACCTTCATGGTCTTTGGAAGGGCAATGATGCACGCTTCGACGGTGCGGACGGTCTTGGTCATCACTACACCCCAAGAATGTTGCCGCGAAATTGAACCGATTTTTCATCCCAAACGCTGACAAGTTCGGGATACATCAAGCGCTTATCCTTGAACGGAAGGACGGCAAAACCACTGATCCAGTTCTTCGGATTATCTTCGGTGTAATCGACGAAGGCCTTGTGATCCGTGTCAGCTACGCAACCGGTGTCGATGCCGTAGCGCGTCCCATTATAATCGGTGTATGGCGTAACCTTTTGGGAATGCAGATGACCTGTGACCATCGTTTTCCCGGCGCCCACAGTATTGTTGTGGGTGGCGTGGATGCCGCCTTTCCAGCGATGTTTGCATACCACCTCGTTATTGATCCACACGCTCCAGCCCTTTTCCCAGACCGGGAAATGGTCGCTCAGATGAATCCCCTTGATATTCTTGTATTCGCTGGCGACGGTGGCGAGGCGCGTCTCGAACCTGGCGTCATGATTCCCCAGCGTCCATATTTTTCGACAACCGCGAGGAACTGCAACGACGATATCGTTTAGGTGGTCCTGGGCGGCTTCGATTTCTTGGACGGGAGACGGCGTGCTTTCCCAGCCTATCGGGGGGTGCCTGCTGATCTGAGGAAAATCGAGAACATCGCCATTGAGGATAACGGCGGAAGGCTTTAGTTCATTGCAGAGTTTCTTGAATGCTTTCAGCGCCGTTGATTCTGCGCCGGGCCAGATGTGGAAATCAGACCCGACAATCACGCATCCATTGTTAACCTCCAGCGTCGACCTATGCGGATATTCCTTGGTCTTAATGCCGGTTGGTGCTGAAATATCCGGGAAATTTCTGGCGCGCCGGTCATAGACACTTCGCTCCGTCATTCCGAATTGTTTGGCTGTCTCTGTTGCTCCGTATAATGTGAAGGACTTGACGAAGTCGGCATCCGAAACCTTCTTTGGGCCGGACATTACGGCATTTCAGGAGTAATGAAACCGCGATAGTGCTTCAGTTCGCGAATATCTTCCTCAATATGATTGAGGCGGCTGTTTGCAACAGCCATTTCGGTGAGGACTTGCGCAAGTTTCTTGATCTCGCTTTGTATACCGTCGACGTCCGTCTTCAGAGTCGCAACCGTGTTTTTCAAGGAGAACAGCGCCATCAGGCCGCCGCCAATGATGACGCCAATCTCGATGATGTTTCCGACTGTGATGGTGTAATCGATGACCATCTTAGCGCCCGATCGAGTAGGTTTTGCGGACGCCCTCATACCAGCCGGCCGAGGCCGACAGGCGAGCATTGGCCTCGATCAAGGAGGATTCCGTCAGCCGCAATGCCGCGCGCACATCCTGGCCCTTGTAGAGGACAGGGAAGGCAACCGGACGCATCAGCCTAGCGGGAATGGGCGGCAGGTTTCGCGTGGCGGGGCCAGGATTTGTGGTTTGGCAGCCCGCTAAGATCAGTGTCGTCGAGCACACAAAGAGGATCCGGGCGATTCTTGAGTTGATCGATATAGGCCGCATCTTTTGTGTGCTGGTCATTTGCCACTTCCTCGATTTTGCTGGCGCGCTTGGTTTCGTCGTCCTTGGCTTTCTTGGCGATATCGAGATCGATCTGCTTGTTGCGCAGTTCGGCGGTGAGCTCGTCCTGACGGCAGGCCACGATAGCGGTGTGATTCCCATGCCACCATGCGGCCGAGCACGCCGCGACCAACACGATCGCGTAGAGGCACGGCTTGCATTTAATAACCCAGGCCACGAACGATTCCAGAATCGGAATGACGACGGCCGGAAACAGGAAAGCCGCGGCGATCGTCCCGGCGACGCCGAGCACGCCGACAACGCCTAAAACCCACGGTAGGATCATGCTCATGCTCATCGGAATACCCAACTCGTCCACCATTGTTTCTGTGCTGCGGGAGCCGCAACGGCGGGAGCGACGACCGGCAGACCCACGTCAGTTACCTCGACAGCCACCGAAGGTTTGTTGTGTACGTTGATGCTCTTGGCTGCGTGGGAAATCGCACCGTCCGCAGACCATGTGCCCTCTTTCAACCCTTGAAGGCACAACCCTTTCTCGCTCTGGCGAGGATCGCCGTGATCCTCGCCATTGCGACGATCGATGAGGCCAGCGCGGACCTTGCCGTCTGAGCGCACATACCATCCTGCAAAAGCTAGGCACCCAGCACGAAGATTTCCGGCGTTCATTTTGGCAACCATCGGCGAGCGGCAGACGGCGGCGGGTCCGGCATTAAATGCGGCATCGAGCAGCGCCGCTTTCGTCCTGTCGGGCAGCGCGACATGGATGCATGGCTCGATCTGCGCGAGGTATTTAGGAAGCGCCTCGGCAAGTCGTTCGTCGCATTCCTTTTTCGTGAAACGCTGGCCAACCTTTACCGAACCATCATGGCTCGTGAGGCCGTTGCAATAGGTGATGGGATGGCCGGTCCCGATCCGGTCGCGGGCGGCAACCTTGTCCATGCCTTCCCAGATCGGCGTGAAGGCCACGGCGCAAGCGATGACGCCGGCACCGCCTGCGGTGGCCGCTGTTTTTTTGACGCTCATGCGGAAGCCTCCGGGCCTTGCGTGGATGGCTCAGTCGGAACGCATGGGGATTGCTTGAGCAGGCGCATCACGCCGATCAAAGCGTAACCGAACATATTGAGGCCGAGAAACAGAACCGGGTTCAGGATATCGGTGAACGCCAGAAGCCCGACCAGCGAGCCGTTGAGGACAAAAAAGAACACCCCGGCTCGAATGCTCCAAAGCCGGTGGAACTCCCTGCCGGCATTGTCGATGAATTTCACGGCCTCAGACCATCGCCTTGAATGCGGCAATCCAAGCCTGAAGCGTCGGCTTGGCAAACCAGACGGCAGCGCCGCCGACGGCAATCCCGATGATGATGTCAAACATCCATTGGTCTCCTTTCGAGGCTTAAGTGATTTCGATGTCGTAAGTGCCGTTGACCTCTGTCCCGTCAGTCTCTAGCGAGAGCTGATCGTCACGAATAGAAATCATGTAGGTCGTGCCCGCCGTCGCTGAGAGCGATGCGGTCGTTGGCGGATTGCTGACGCCAGCAGGCGCCGATGCGACGACGGGCGTCAGCGAGCCGACCGCCGTGCCGGTATAGACTTGAATGCTTTTCGAACCATGGCCCGAGCGGTCGGCGCTGCTGATCGTGTAGGTGGTGGTCGCTGGTGCGACGAAAGAGAACCAAACCGAATGGCCGTTATTATTCACCCATGGGTATGTACCCGACGCCGCCCATGATGGCACCGGCTCGCCGGTCTCGGTCGAGGCATAGAACTGGTTGCCCCCTTGCGTATTGCCGACAACGATGCTGAGCGCCGCGGCGAAGTTATCGTTGACCGGCGGTACGACTCCTGGGATCGGATAAATAGCCGCCGATGCTGCCGACAGGTCTTCGTTGATGACGACGAGCCGATAGTAAAGGAATGCGCCGCCGTTTGCGTTCTTCGTGGTGAGGAAGTTTTGCCCGGCACAGTAGTTGCCGCGCACGATGCGCAACTCTCTTTCGGCATAGATGAAATTGCTCAGGAAGCTTCCACCGGCCGCTGTCAGCGTGCCTAAATCGAAACGACCGAGATAGGGGTGCTCGTTTTGGTCTGTGGTATTGTTTAGCGTGTAATTGCACGCGACAAAAAGGTGGGTGGCTGAGCACCACGGCTTTACCGCCCCGAATGGGCCGCCTTGCGCTATGTTGACGACGTTGGCGTCCTGCACAGCGAGATCGATCGTCGTCGGCGACGGTGCGCCAGTGCAGTCCACCACGACGATCCGGCTCTTGCGTTCCGAGACGCCGCCGCTGCCGTTCAACGATTCGGCAAAATAAGCGATGTTGCCCGAATAGGTTCCGCTTCCCAGCTTGATCGTCGAGTCGATATGGGCCCATGTGCCGGGCGCGCTGATGTTGGAATAGAAAAATCGCTCAACCGGAGAGGACCCAGGTCTCGCAGCAATAAGAATGGTTCCGTTATCGGTGATGACAAGGCTCGTCGGAAATGGACCGTCAGCCGCGCCGCCGACATCGGTCCACCAATCATAAACGCTGAAAGCGGTTGGAGACCACGCTACTAGATCAACAACGACCAGCTTGTATTTGACGGCGCCAGCCCATAAGCCACTCCAGGCGACATAGAGCTTGCCGTTCAGGAATTGCGCACAATCGGTGATGCCGGCGTTGGTGTGGTTCGGGTCGAACCCGGCAGCGATGGTGATCGTCTCAACCGTACCGATGCTGGCAGCGCTTTTCTGAACACGCGAGATCACCATCGCGCTGTTCGACAGCCAGTAGATGTAGGTGTTGTCCTCGAATATATAGCCGGGATTGCCCGTGGACGAGTCGCCCCAATTCGATCCACCGAGATCGGCCGCGTGCAGATCGTAATGTTTGCTCGATGGAATTAGTCGCGCCGGCGACGGCCACGAATTATATTCAATGACGTAATTGAGTTCACCCCAAATCCGGCCGCCAACGACAATCACATCCCAATTGACCACCCACGGTAACAGCGTTCTACCGGGAGTATCGAGGCCGTCGGCACCGGCAATGTTGGCGCCGGCCGACGTGAGCAGCGCCAGTGCGCCGATCTGGTTTGAACGGTTCTTGGTATAGGTCTGCTGGTCGACCAGCGTGACGTAGATATTCCCTTCGTCGGTCGTCAGTTGAATGACGTCGGAGATCTGCGGCGCGAGATTTCCGATCTCGAACGAAACGGTGAGCGCCTTGGCCCGAACCTGATAGAGAATATCGAACGCAAGGATTCTGTTCTCGTCTGGCAAGCCGCAATAATCGGTGCTGACCGCAAGCGTGCTGCTCGCCCTGCCGGTGCCATCATGGGTCGCCGACTGCATCTTGGTATCGAAGTCCTTGCCGACGTCGACATAGTTAAGGTTGACCGCAACCGGCAGCGTCGTCGGGTCAACACGGCTAAAGGTGATCGCCGGCGCGCCATTGCGGCGGATGCAGTCGGCCTGCTCAGTGATGTCGAGATCGATGGTCAGGCTGCCGTCGACAGGGCGCCGCACGATCGTGAACGGGAAGCCATCGACGATCTGGTAGGAAAACACCAGTTTGTGCTTGGTGAAATGGTCGATCAGCGCGCTTTGATCGGTGATGGTAAGGCCGTAAGCTTGGTTGGTGACGCCGAAGACCTGGATCGGCTCTACGAGGGCGCCCTGGGCGATCTTGGCCATCTGGCGAGAATAGACACGCGCAACCAGATATCCCATGATAGTGCTGACGGCGACCTCGCCGGGGTCGGGGTTGAATCCCCATTCAACATTGATGTTGGGCACGCTGTTGCCGGCGATCGCCAACGGAAAATCCGTAAAGCGGATATAGCGCAGGCCGCGATAGGCGGGCACGTTGCCGACGCCGAGAATGCTTTCCATCACAGGGTCGGCGACCTGAGACTCGCCGCCGAGGTAAACAGCCATCGAGGCGACGCTGACGCGCATGGAGTCTTGCTGCGCCGGCGTTATGCTGGCGACGTTGAACGCCCCGCCCTGATTGACGTCATAGAACAGCGTCCCATTGGCCCACATCCGGAGGGGCTTCATTCCATTGACGACGTCGTAGACGGCATTGATCGGCTCGCAATAGGCCGTGGCGAACGTCAGCGTGCTGGTGTCCGCGACGACGTTGGTAGCCGTGATGCCTTCCGCCCAAATGATAATCCCGGGCAAGCGTGCGCGCCCGAACGAAAGCATCGTGACGGTGCCGATCGCGGTCGGGCTGAATTGAAGGTGGGGCGCAACCTGCGCCGGCTGCGACGCCAATGACGCGCCCCCCGCCGCAGCCGGCTGAAGCATCGGCGGCGCGCCGGGAAAAATCATATTCCCGATCTGGAAGCCGCTGGCGGTGGGGTCGCCGGGGTTGTAAGTATAGCCATTGGCCGCGTTGAGCGCGGGGTTAGAGGGGTCGTAAAGCGGAAGCGGTTGGCCCGGGATCCATGTCACTTTTTATGACCTCCCGGTCGCTAGGTCGGCGCCCGGCGCGTAGGGCGTGGCCCGGAAGTTTTTCAGATTATTGAAGGTGTCACGGCAGGTCGCGAGCAGGCGGTCGCAGCCCGGATTGACGTCGAAGTCGGTACCGACAGGGAAGTTCGTGGTCGCATACGGCTCGAACAACGTCACGATCAGGGTGCCGGAATCATAGGCCCGGATCGAAATCTTGACGTTGGCGAGCGGGCCGGAGCGCGGCGTGATGTTGCCCAGCGCGCTGGGGTCTGTGACCGGCGGGGTTCCCGTCAACTGGATATTGAAAAAGTCGATGGCCTGCCCGGTGGCCTGGCACATGAAGGCGACACGGCAAGTAAAGACCGCGGTGCCGTCGGCAATCGTGGCGCCGGGCGTCGTCGAGTACGTCGGTGCGGTCGTCGGGTCCGTGGTGCCGCTGGTCGTACATTCGTAGACGACATTGCGGTTTCCTGGGATGCGGCCCCATGTTGAGTCGGTGAAATCGGAGCCGGTAGGCGCGTCGACGATAAAGAAAGCCTGGTTGCGCGTGATGAAATCGGGGTCGATCGGAACGCGGCATCGATCGTCCCCAAGCCGCGCCTTGCAGGCTGCGGTATAAAGCTCCGTCATCGGCCCGCGCATGATCGAAAGCGGGCCTTGCACGGCAAGGATAATCACGCCGTCGGAGTCTTCCTGCACGCTGCCGATCGTGGCGCTAGGCATATAGTCGAACGTGCCGGTTCCGGGGTTGGCGACGTCGAACAATTCTATTTTGATCGGAAGGCCGTCGAGATAACCGAGCGAACCGGTGCCGGGAGGCACCATCGATCCTACGGCGGATGCGATCCGCACGTCGGCATTGGCTGGTGCCCCGTCAGACGTATACTGGATCTGCGTGATGTTGACGGCTGCAGAGGCCGACCATGTGTTGGCGCTGATCGTGATATCGTGGTCAGCCGTCGTCAGCCGCAAGACGCGGCTGCCGTCCAGGAAGGTGATCGTGATCAGTGCGTGGATGCCGCGCGCCGATATGGTGTTGAAAGGGATTGTTCTCATGAAGTCAGCGCAATCAATTCGTTTTCGAAAATCTGCTCAAATTTCATGTCCGAGAACTGATAGACCGTCACATTGGTCGCGGGAACACCGCTCGTGATTAGTGTCGGTGGATAGCTCTTGAACATCGTGGCGCTTGGCGGATCGACCATGCAGACCGGCGTCAGGAATTGCCCGGTCGCGGTTACGGTGTCGCCGTCCACGAAACTGCCGTTGATGAGGCCGAAGTCAGACACGGTATAGCTGATCGGCGATCCACCGACATTGATCACGAGCGGTGTTTCAGATGTGTCAGGCACCAGTATGCGCTCATAGAGCGACAGCGAGCCGGTGGACGGCGCCCAAGTCTTGCCGAGTTTGGCGACGCCGCCTGAATGGGTCAGAACTTCGTTGGTGAGCTGGTAGTTGGAATAGTCGCGCATCGCGAACGGATAGCGCGCGCCGAGCGTCGCCATGATGATGGCTTGCATTTCGGCAGAATCGTCGGGGCTGACGGTAACCATATAATTGCGAATGATTGGCCGCATGGCCTTGCGACCGCTGACGCCGGATTCGCTGGTGTTCTTGGCAACGTCAAAGGTGTACGTTACCTGCGCCGAGGCGGCGATCGACGTTGGCAGCAATGTCAGACTGACCGTCATCCCATCGCCCTTTGGATCTGCGCGCGTGAGCGAATGAAGGTGTCAGCCTGCACGCCCTGCTGCACGACGATGTTGACGGTCTTGGCGGACTGATCTGCCGCCCCTGACATGCCTGCGGGGCTCACGGTGACGGTCGCGCTCGATCCCGAGCCTGGCACGGTGAACGCGCCGCCGGTTGCAAAGTGTCCGGCATTGAAGGTTGATCCGGAACCCGGAACGCCGTTGTCATTGGATGATCCCGCCGGCGTGATGGTTACCGTCTCGCCCTTGGTCGCCATAAAGCTGACCTTGGTAGTATCGACGCCGCCATCACCGCCGACGACAAACGATCCGCCGGTCGCGAAGCCGGGGGCGCCTTGATACTGCACTAGGGTGGCGGTCGCTCCGACAAGGCCCGTCCCGCCGTCGGCGTTAGCTATCATGCCGGCGCCTAGGGGGGAGCCGGTGTTAGCTTGAACGGCGCTCCCGCTGGTGTTAGCCACGGTGCTGCCGCTGGTCGAACTGACGGAAGAACTGATCGACCCATGCAAGGTTGTGACAGCCGCCGCAATGCTGGCGACAGCCGCCGCAATGTTGGCATCTCCGGTCGTGATCGACTCGACGATCGCCGAAGAGGCATCGCGAATAGCGCCCTCGAGCGAGCCAGTCTGCTGGCTGAAATCCGCCGCGATATGGGCTGAAAGCAGGTCGACCATCTCGATGTCGTTGCCGAGGATCGGCTGGCCGGCAGGCGCGAACGGTGATGCCGGATTGTTTGTGATGGCACCCCCAACCGTGAACGCGCCGCCGGTCGCGAAATGGCCCGCGTTGAAGGTTGAGACGGATGATCCCGGGGCGCCGTTATCATTGCCCGGTGTGGTGATGGTCACCCGCTCGCCCTTGGTGGCCATGAACGTGACTTTGGTCGTGTCAGTCCCACCGTCGCCACCGACCACGAATGAGCCACCGGTCGCAAAGTCGCCTGAACTGCCGCCGCTGGTGTCGACCGGGGCCGTTCCGGTATCGAATACCGACGATCCGCTGCCGCCGGCGTCGATCAATCCGCCGGAGAAGCCTCCGCCGCCACTATCGCCGGAGCTGGAAC